TTTTATTCTCATCTCAAGCATATCAGCTTTTTTCTTTGCACCTGCATAAGGTATAGAATCTTGTTTAAGCTCGTTTAATCTTGCTTTGTAACCATTATACTTACGCACAAGATTTCCTATGCGTGAATGCTGTTTGTTCATCTTTTCAGTAGTCATATCTAAGTTGTTTATAATTGTGAATAACCAACAAGCACCGAAGCACTTGTTGGTCGTGGGTTAGATTATCCTCGCCAATCGAGTAAAAAATTCAATCAATCTGGAAGGATTGATTGAATTTTATTATGTTAATAGAAGTGTACATACAAGGATTAAATATCCTATTACTGTGTAGTAACACATATTCATAAGTTTATCATTTTTCATAACTTTAGTTTTAAAAATTCATAGAGCAATGAAGCTCTATGAATATTAATCAAGCGAATCAGTAATAGCATCAAAGTGTGCTTGTGATTCGATAGTCCAAAAGTCTTGTTCACATTCATCTGAACAAAAGGTTTCTTGTGTTGCATCAAGCTCAACAGAACAGTTGCAACACGTTTCTTTATTATCATTCATAAGTCTAAGTTTTAATAATCAACAAGTACCGAAGTACTTGTTGAAAAATAAGAGGCTTGGTTATCCTCTCGCACCGTTTAGCAGGTTAAAGCTGAATGTTAGTGTACATCGTACCATTGCTTAACACACAAAGCAATGTGATGACCTATGCGGGTCGTAGGATTAGTACTCTTGTTGTATCTTCATACAACAAGAGTTAAAATGATTATGTTTTAATAATCAATCAGTCACGAAGGACTGATTGATGCTAAGCTTTTATATTTATACTCTACCTTAGCAAGTTCAGAGTGTTATTATCTTATAAAGTATCAATCACATACACAGGTTCACTCTCTAAAGCTAATAGCTATGCTGTGAAAAGAGTCATAAGACAATAATCAATCAGTACGGAAGTACTGATTAATTTAAACACCCCAATAATCCACTCGGTGAGTATAGTGGTAAAAATAGCATCTTTCTTAAGGTCTGCATACTCTGAACTCGAACCTAATTATTAATCATCCCATTACACTATGGTCATAATAATCAACCAATACCGAAGTATTGGTTGATGTTAAAGCTTACACTCTTTAACTACTTATAGTGTCGCTCTTAGGGACGTTCCTGTAAGTGGATGATTAGGTCACAACTCCGTTCTTTTTTAACGTACAATGCAATACGGATTATTATTACGCAGTCCTAAACAGGATTCAATCTGAATAATAATCAAAGAACAAGGAAGTACAACAAAGAATACGTCACATTGTCATTGACAAATCGTCACTACGAAATACTTGACTATGTCATTTATTTCTTATAACTTCGTACACTCAATAGAACCACGAACAACTACTACACAACCAAAGACATCTCAATCGTAGTAGAAATGTAGGAGATGTACACTCTCCACTCGCTTGGCTCTCACTACGATAAGACTGAATAGCAGAAGGTGAACCCAATCGAAATGCAATGAAGAACTTGAGATGAATTGGATTTCGGTTTGGTTTTGGATTCGTTTTGAAAAGATTGCCCCGTATGTTTCCATTTTCAATAAGGCATCGGGGTAATTTATAGATAGTCCTCTCGTTCTTTGGTTTCATGTCCTCTCGCTCTTAACGTTCACTACTACTTTACATCTGGTATGAGTTTGGGATCATGGCCGGGGTTTGTTTGAGAGATGATGTATTCAGTTAATTCAATAGGGGTGTGTTATATAGTGGTAAAAATATTTTAGTATATTTGGGTATTGTTAATCATTAAAGATAATTGTTATGCCAAAGGGAAGAGGAAAACTAAAGAAGAGGATAGTAGCTGCAAAGATGGGAGCTGGTGCTACAAAGAAGGTAGCGAAGAAAGCTGCTAAGAAGATTGTTAAGAAGCGCAGGAGTAGTGGGTATTAAAAAATTAAGGGAGTGGTTAGCTCCCTTCTTTCTTACATGTTATTGCCTTGATGCATTATCTTGATAAGTAACCAAGCTAATAGCATAATTGATATTGGCAGTAGTAGGAAGATTAGAATCCATATAGGATTTTCTTCACCTGAGTTATTAATGAACCAGGATATTGATGCTATACTTAATATCCATACTGTAAGTAATGATATTAAGATTATTGGTTGTTCCCATAGGAACTTCCATATTGTTTTATTTTTCATCTTCTTTCTTTTTGTTTTTTATGTGATTTACAATAAAGATGTATATTAATACAACTCCCATTAGTATCCAGCTAAATGCTACTATATCTTTCATGTTTTAGATTTTTCAAATTGTTCCATTAGTAGGGCAATGCCTTGAACTAATATTTCATCTTTGCTTAGTTTGTGTTGTCCAAGTGAATCCAGTATAGCGTGAACTACTTCATGGTAGAGAGTAGCTTCCTTACTTGCTTTACTCATCTTATCTCCTTGCCAAGTATTAGATATAAATATTTTAGTTTCTCCTAAAGATGATAACCCCATGACTTCGCTATTCCTTAGTTCGTCAACTTCTTCTACTTTCCATACAGAAGCTCCTAATGTAAATTCTTTTATCATTCTTGTTCTTTGTTAAATATTAAGTAGGGTATAATAACGTTTAATAATATAAGTAGTGTTAGTAATATTATACAGGGAATACTAATGGTTGCTAACATAAGTAGTGTTGGTAGCTCATTCATCTTCTTCCATTTTAGATGTGAATCTATTTGGGTCCAATCTTTGTTTCTCTGTACGTTCTTGGTCTATGTATAATTGGAATACATAATCTCCGTTCATATATGTTGCCTTTGGATCTATCTTGCCAAACATTTGACATAGATATATATCTCTTGTGAATCCACTAAGTGCAGCTGTGTAATCTGTCTTACCTTCTGGAACATATGCTTTACGATAGAAATGCCATAGATACCATTTCTTACGATACTTCTTTCTTAGGTTAGTTTCTAAGATTAATGTATTCTTTTCTTTTGTTGATACAATGTGAGGATAGATAGGAACTAATACTTCTTCTTCTTTTTCTTTTTCTTTACTTTCTTTTTTGGTACTTTCCATGTCGGAGGATTTGATGAGACTTTTATTAAACCATCCAGTGATGGAGATTCAATGCCTCGTGATTTTAAAATTCTTCTTGTTTTCTCTCCCGGTGAGAGGATGTTATGTTTGATGCTATTGATAGCCTCTATATAATTTCTTTCTTCTTGACTGGTCATTAGTGTTTAAATTCATCGAACCTATAACAAACCCTACCTTCAGATATAACATCAATCTCTCTTACAACAGCGTAATGATTTTCTAAGTTATCTTTAATATCTTTTTCTTTCCAGATAAATTTAATTAAGTTCATTCTTAAATTTTCAGTAGGTGATCTCCCTTCGTCATCGAGGACAATCGGGTACAAATTACAAACAATAGTTTTAACATCCTTCATTCCTTTAGCTACTTTTCTTTGATTCTTAGATATAAGAAGTTTGTGTACAGAATGAGGATAATAATATATATTAAAATTAGCTATACAAGTCCTTGGTCTGTAGCCTATTGGATATTTTCTAATGCTGTTCACGTTGCTAATGTATAAATATTTATTAAATCTAATGTACTTTTATTACATTAATTTATTATCATTGTACTAATGAAAGCAAAACATATAAGATATGATTTTACTATTCCTTTGTATGAAGCAGTAGTATCAGTATATATAGCTGAAAGCATGTCTGACAATATAATTGCTGTCAATAAAGATTTTAAATTAAATGCTGTTAATGACAATTCTCAGGCTAAGTCTATGCAGTTTAGTAATGATAAAGAAACAAAGTTTGCTATGTTATTTACAGAGCATGAGAACTTAGTTCAGGTAATAGTACATGAGTCGTTACATATTTCTTGGTATATTTGTGAGTATGTTGGTATTGGATTAACTCCAAAGAACCATGAGGCTCAAGCTTATATACTTGAATACGTAGTAAGTAAAGTAAATGGTTTTTTGATTTGAGTAGAGCAAGATTAAATAAAGATGGTAATCCTTTTAAGGAATGTGATAGAGAAATTACAGTTGAGGTAATGAGTACTATTTCTGGTTTAAGTAAAACTGGAATAAAGGTGTTAGAATATATGATGTCCTATTCTCCAAAGGATGCTGATAAGATTTATGTCGAAAAGAAAACAGTTATGTTTGAATGCGATATGAAGGAGAAGTCATTCTTTAATGGTATTAAAGATTTGGTAAGTAATAATATTATTGCCATTTCAGATATATCATTTGAGTATTATTTTAACCATGCCTATTTTGGCAAGAAACAAGAAACAAAATGAATGTAGAAAGAGTATCAGAAACAATGTTTACTATTGATGGACAGTTGGTTGAATTGCATCAAGGTGATTTAGAATTTTCCAATGGAGAAGAAATGAGTTTTTATCAATATAGAGCTGTTTGCGAGTTTATTGAAATAGAAGAACAAAATCTTCGTATCTTAGCGCGAAGAATGGTAATAAGATTACTTGCCGAGTTAGGTATTAAAAGAGAAAAGTAAAGTAATGTTTAATGAACTTATTGAGATAGATAAAGAAGGCAATGCGTTCCTTCAAGATGATTCGATTGCATTAATGCCAAAACTATGGGCTGTCTATAAAGACAAGTATGGTGGAAGTAAAATGGTAAGATGGATTATATCAATGGATGATTATAAATCTCCATTCCGTAGATTACCTGAAGAAGAACGTTCCGAAAGATTGACAATGAATATATTTGGAAAGAGAACATTAAGAAGAACTACTGAAAAGCTTGTTACAGAAGCAAGGCATGAATATAAGATGTTACAGTTTGACCCTATGGTTGATCAGTACAATGCAATGAGTGAGCAAATGTTTCTTATGACCCAAGTGTTTAAGTCTATGAAACCTTCTAAGGATAATTTAGCTGATTTAAATGATATGCAAGTGAAAATGCAAAAAGCAGCCGAAGCACGAGAAAAGCTTAAGACAATGATTGTTAAAGACCAAGATTCGGATTCTAAGATTAAGGGTACGGGTTCAGAGGATTTTTCAATATTTGAAAACGAACAAAGATTAGACGATTGATAGCATCATCAAAATATTCTCCAGTACTCTTTGATAAGAGTATTAATAAGTTTGAAAGCTTTAGGACAGATAGCTTAGAGTATTCGCAATTTTGGAGAACTCAAAAGGATAGAGTATTAAATGGTTATAAACCTAATGGGGGTGTTTGGATTCCGGGTAACTATTATTTCTATTTAAACTTCTCTAAGATACATGGATTAAACCCAGGTGCAAAACGTAAGAGTATGATTTCGCCATTGTATCGTGACCAAGACCATGAGTACTATCAGGAAGTTCATGATGCTAAGGAAAACGGTAGGGGTATTATTGTTCTAAAGGCAAGGCGTAAGGGGTTCTCCTTTATGAATGCTAATATACTACTACATGAATGGACTTGCTTTCCACATTCAGAAAATGGGTTAGGAGCACAGAAAGAAGATTACGTACAAGATTTCAGAAAGAAGATGTTGCTTTCATATAACGAGTTACCTCATCAGTTTAGAAATAAGATACTTCACAACAATGAGGAAATCTTTATGTCTGGATATAAGGAGAAGGAGAATGGTATATGGATGGAGAGAGGAACTAAGTCTATGATTCATTTTAGGGTAATGGAAAAGCCAAATGCTTTCAGGGGTACTTCACTTAACTTTATGGTATTTGAGGAAGCTGGTGAGTTTCTTAAATTAAAAAGGTCGTTTGAATCTTCTGAAGATTGTTTTAAAGAAGGTGATGTGTTTTTTGGTACACCTATTATTGGTGGAACTTCTAACAATATGGAGATTGAGAGTGATGATTATATGGAGATGTTTTATAATGCTGAACGATATAATTTAAAACCTGTATTCATTAAAGCCTCTAAGGTTTTTGGTAGTTTCTTTGATATGAGTACTGGTAAGTCTGATGTTAGGGGAGCTGAAGCATATGTAATGGCAGAGGCTCAACGTAGAAAAGAATCAGGAGATTTACAAACATACTATTCTTACTTACAAGAGAATCCATTAGAAGTAGAGCATGCTTTCTTTAAGTCTGGTTCTACTCCATTTGATTTAAGTAAGATTAATAGTCAGATAGGTAATATCATGACTAACAAGAATTTTGATATTGTTAAGAGAGGTAGATTAGATTGGCCGAAGAATAAAGAAGGTAAGACTGTGTTTGGTGGTAATCCAATATGGGTAGATGATGATGGTAGTCTTGATGCTAATGATATAAACAAGGAAGTGTTTCCGTTTGAGATGATTGAGCGACCATTAGAAGGAATTAAAAATGCACACGTTGCTGCAGTCGATCCATATCACATTGATGATGAGTTAGAAGAAATGAAAAAGGGTAACGCTAAAGATACTAAGTCAAAAGGTTCTATGTGTGTGTATAGAAGATTTGTTGATACGAATACTGTGTGTGAGTTGCCTGTTGCGTTCTATACAGATAGACCTTACTCTAAAGAAGCTTTCTATGAGAACTGCTTAAAGATGTGTATCTATTATGATGCGAGAATATTGGTTGAGTATAATGATGATGGTTTCTTAAAGTACTTTATTAAGAATAAGATGCAGAGATATCTAAAAGAACGACCACGTTCTGCAGATTCTCCAAATAGTAAGGCTACTAACAAGTATGGAGTACATATGAAGTCATTTCAAAAGAAATTACTTACAGAACTTGTAGATGAGTATGTTAAAAAACATCACGAAGATATTTACTTCTTGAAACTTTTAAATGAACTGGCAGTATATGGTAAAAAGAATACGGATAGGGTAATGGCTTTTGGCATGGCTCTTATTCACTCTATGGATGCTGAAAGGAAGGTGTATGATGAGAAAGAAGAAAATAAGGAGGCTAAAATGTTTATACCTCATTTTGGTAGGAAAAATGATGGAACTATAGTTTCTATTCACAGAGATACGGATGGCAACTTGCACAAGTCAGGAAGAAGTCCTAATTTTGATTATGATTTTAGTGATGATTAATTATATATAATATATGGAGTTCCCAAGACAGAATATTCCTGAATCTAAAAAGGATGAGGAATGGCACATGAATACGGTTGATGCTATCGTTGCTCAAAGTAGACAGAATACAAGATACTTATCAACAAGAAAGAATGACCATGAAAATTACTTAATTGTAAATGGAGATTTTGATAACAAGCAGTTTGAGTATGTTACTGATATGTATGGAATTACTGCTCCAGCAAGATTAGTTAATTATCCAATTATATTACCTAAACTTGATTTACTTGCTGGTGAGTTAATATCACAACCATTACAATATACTGTAAATGTAGTTAATAGAAATGCTATTCGTAGAAAGAATGAAAAGCGTACTCAAATTGCAGCTGAAGTTATATTAAAGCCTATTCGTAGAGAAATAGAGAAAGTAATAGGTATGCCACTTCCAGATGAAGATTTAGGTGCTGAAATACCTGAAGATGTAGATGCTTACACTAAGATGAACTTTCGTGACCATGTAGAAGAAATGGTTTATACAGGACTTACTTACTGTACTCAGAAATGGGGTATGGACCAAATCTTTAAAAGAGGGTTTTATGATTTGGGTATTACTGGTAAAGAGTTTTATAGGGTAATGATGAAGAATGGTGATCCTTATGTTGAACGTATTGACCCAAGGTCAATGTTATATGATATAGATTCGGATAAAGAGAACATTAAAGATTCTAAATACGCGGGTGTAGAAAATTGGTACACTGTCAATGAGATACTTGATACTTATAATCTTTACTTAAACAAAGAACAGATTGAGGAGATTGAGGAATTAGAAAGTCAAGATACTGCTTGGTATCAGGAACAAAATTCTCAGTATGATAATTATACTCATGCTGATGGAGAGTCAATGAAGGTTCGTGTAGTTGATGTTCAATGGCGTTCATTTAGACCTGTTAAGTATAAGGTGTCTCCAAATAAGTATGATGAATCTATTGATTATCACAAAAGAGTTAAAGATAATTATAAGGCTAAGAAAGGAGAGAAGATTATTACTAAGGTAACTAACGATGTTCGGCAAGCTGTTAAGATAGGTCATTCAATTCTTATTAAATGGGGAAGGAAACCTAATCAAGTTAGGTATGAAGAAAATTACTCTAATACATCATTAGATTTCTTTGGTGCTATTAGAAACAATTTTAACGGACAAACATTGTCTGTAGTTGATTCACTTAAGAACATACAAATACTATATAACATAGTAATGTATCAAATAGAACTTGCACTTGCAAGATCTGGTTCTAAAGCTATTGTATATGATGTTTCTCAAAAACCTAAGAATGTTCCTTTGGAAGATGTTATGTATCATGCTAAAAATTCTGGGCTTATTCTTATAAACTCTCGTCAAGAAGGTATGAGTAACTTTAATCAGTTTCAATCAATAGATTTTACACTATCTCAATCAGTTAGTCAAATGACTAATCTTAAGATAATGCTTGAAGATACTGCTGATAAGCTTACGGGTATATCTGCTGCTCGTGCCGGTGTAACTAAGTCAGGAGATTTAGTTGGTGTTACTGAAAGGAATGTAATGCAATCAACATTAATCACTGCTCCTTTATTTGATTTACATTATCAAGTTGTTGGAGATGTTCTGCAAGGCTTATGTGCTTTAATGAAACCAGCTTGGGGGATGGAAGGTCGTATGGCTAATGTGTTTGGAGATATGGGTATGCAAACCTTTAAAATTGACAAATCTATTGCTCTTGATGAGTATGGTATCTTTGTTGAGAATAGTGGTAGAGAAGTTCAGCGTAAACAATCTATGTTAGCGTTAATGGATAGATATGCTTCATCAGGTAACTTAGACCCAATGGCTGCAATTAAAGCTGTTAATGCAGATAATGCTACTGAAATAGAATCGGTATTGGTTCAAGGTCTTGAAGCTGTACAAGCTGCTTCACTTGAAATGGAGCAACAGCAAATGGCATTACAAGAACAGACTAATCAAATTAATCAAGAAAAAACTTCTGTTTCTGTTAAGGTTGCTCAAATTAAAGCTGAAGCTGATATTGAGGTTCAGAAAATGAAAAATGAAGCTGATGGCTTAATGGGTCAAGCTACAATGGAGCATAAAGAAGATATGCAAGGTGCTGAAAGAAAGGCTAAATTAGATGAAGCGATGTTAATGGCATCTTCACAAGAAATGCAAGAAAATAATGAAGAGCCTGAAATGTAATAAAAAATTTATATATTTGTATTAATCATAAACCATATAAGGTATGTCAGAAGAAGTAAAAGATGGTGATGTAAGCGGAGAAACAAAAGAGTTTGATGCAAGTGCATTCGGTAGTGGAATAGTTGAATCGGTAGAAAATTCTACTGAAGATAGTTCCGAAAGTAGTTTAGTTGATCAAGTAGAAGATTCAACAGAAACGGTAAATAGTCAAGAAGATGATGATGCCGCATTTGATTGGTCTGATAACTATTCAGATAATGAGTCTGATAAAAGTGAAGATGAGAATAAGGATGAAAGCACTTCCGTTAGTGATGAAAGTGATATAGTTGATGATAGTCCTCAAGCAGAGGTATCAACAGAAGATAATAGTACAGATACAGCAGATGTGGATAACACCCCTAATGTATTTGATGGTTCTTTGACAGATGAACACTTTTCTGCTTTTGCAGATGAGTTAGGAATTAAGGCTAAAAGCATGACAGAGCTTAAAGAAGCTATGTTAGAACTTGAGGCTGATAATAAAAGATTACAAGAAAATGCAGGAAGTAATGTAACAAGTAAGAAGATTACTGCGTTAGAAAGTTATCTAAAATTAGATGACACAGAATTATTACAAAAAGATTTAGAGGCTCAAGGCTTTAAAGGAGACCAACTCCAAGAAGCTTTAGATACTCTACAAGATAATGGGATGTTCAAAGTAGAAGCTGCCAAAGTTCGTAATGCGATAAATGGCTCTATTGAAAATGAACGTTCTACAATAACACAAGGTACTCGTGACGAAGATGCAAAGCAACTAAAGGAACGAGAAGAAAGTGTTAAAGCTCTGAATACTTATATATCTAATCAAACAGAAATGTTTGGGTTTAAGATGGCTAAGGATGAAGAAACGCTTGGGAAGGTTAGGGATAGCCATCACGAGTATATTACAAGTGGTAGTTTCTTAAAAGATATTACCAAAAATAATGAAAGTTTAGCGGAAAGCGCTTGGCTGTGGAAGAATCGAGAAACACTGCTAAAAGCTGCCCGTAACGGAGGGTTACAACAAGGACGTTCTGAAATTCTAAACGACATGCATAATCCTGATACCGACAAAGGAGGCGGTTTCATCAGTCCAGATGGTAAGGGTGAATTTAATGTCAGTAAGTTTAGGAGATCAAATAAAAAGAAATAAATTGTTGTATAATTTAAAATTA